GCGCGCGCCCATCGACGAGCGCAACGTCGAGAAGGGCCTCATCAAGGTCAAGCGCAACACCTCCGAGATGCTGCGCCAGCTGATGCACCGAGGCATCACGCAGGAGTCCGAGATGTACCGACTCGTCATGCGCGACGAGGTGGCCGACCTGGCCGACCAGGTCGTGACCCGCGCCAAGGTCGCCCGCCACGAGCTGATGGCATCGGGCGTCGTGACCATCAAGGAGAACAACGTCGACCTGACCGTCGACTACGGCGTGCCCGCGAACCACAAGAACCTGACTTTCGACACGGGCGCTGGCGCTGCCAAGGACCCGCTGACCCAGCTCCAGGAAATCGTCGACGCCGCCTCCGACGAGGGCGTCGAGCTGAACGGCATGGTGTGCGCCCGCAGCTTCCTGACGGCCCTGCGCAAGAACTCGGTCGTGATGAAGGCCATCAACGGCAACGCGTCCGACGGCGTGCTGGTGCGCAACAGCGCCCTGACGCAGTTCCTCGCCGACGAGTTCGGCATCACGCAAATCGTCGTGGACGACCTGAAGTACGCCGAGCCGTGGACCGAGCTGGACGCCGAGAACCGCCCGAAGGTGACCACGCACCGCTACTACCCAGCCAACAAGGTGACGTTCTTCGGCACCGTGAACGGCATGCGCCTGGGCACGGGCCTGTGGGGCCAGCCGCCCGAGGTTGAAATCGCCAACTTCGCGCAGGTGTCCCAGTCGAGCGAGTCGCCGTTCGTGTACATCACGCAGTGGGCCGATAAGGACCCCGCAGTGCTGTGGACCAAGGCCTCCGCGCTGTACATGCCCGTGCTGTACGCGCCGCAGTCGCTCTTCATCGCGACCGTGACCAACACGCCTGGCGCTTAAAGGAGCAGACATGCTAATCCGCTGCATCAACAGGCCGTTCCAGGACCTCGCCGAGGGCGTCTGGCGCGAGGTAGGCGACGAGTGGGAGGGCACTCCCGAGCGCGTCGCCGAAATCAACCGCGCTGGCTACGGCGTCATGGCCGAGGCCGTGCCAGAGGTCCAAGAAGAGGACGTTCAGCACGAGGACGCCCCCGAACCCGCAGAGGACGTGGAGCGCCCCGCAGGCGTGGCCTCAGCGCCCCAGGCGGGCGGTCTCGCGGACATGACGGTCCGCCAGCTCACCGAGCTTTGCGAGGAGCGCGGCATCCCCGTGCCGTCGAAGCCGAGGAAGGCCGACCTGCTCGCGGCCCTGGAAGGGGCTAAGTAGAGCCATGATGCTGGAGGAGCTGCTGCGCTACGTCAACAACCGATTCGAGTGCGGGTCGTACCGCGCGTCCTTCGACACGTCGGCTGGCATCGACGTGCCTGGGCTGCTCGAAGGCCAGTACTACTGGGTGGAGGGTTCGGCCCTGAACGACGGCCTTCACCGACACCCAGCCGACGACCTGGTCCCAGAGGAGTTCGACGGGCGGGTCGTCATGCTGGCGGTGCCGAGGGCGTTGTCTGAGCTTGCGGCGGAAATCGAGGAGTGGCAGGAGTCGAACGCCCAGGCGCTCGCCTCCCCCTACCAGTCCGAGTCGTTCGGCGGCTACAGCTACAGCAAGGCCAGCGGCGGCTCGCAGGGCAACGAGACGCCCGCTGCGGCGTGGCAGCTCCAGTTCGGGGCGAGGCTCAGGCCGTTCCGAAAGCTCAGCAGGGATTGGAACTAGGTGGCGGCATGGCTTTCCCGAATCTGCCCAGCACGTTCAAGACGGCATGTGTCCTCGTCGAGAAGGTGAGGGTGCCCGACGGCGAGGGCGGCTGGTCGACGGCGTGGTCGGACGGGCCGACGTTCGAGGCCGCAATCGTGCTCGACTCGTCGATGGCGGCAAGGGTCGCCGAGTCGGAGGGCGTCACGGGCGTCTACACGGTGACCACCGACCGCAACGTGCAGCTCGACTTCCACGACGTGTTCAGGAGGCTGTCCGACGGCACGACGTTCCGCGTCACCAAGCTGGCGGACCCGACGCCGTCCGTCGCGTCCTTCGAGTTCAACCAATGCCATGCGGAGGAGTGGGAGGTCGCAAATGGCTGACATGACGCCAGAAGCGGCACTGTACGCCTACCTCAACGGCTTCGGCATGCCAGCGTACGCGTCGACGTCCGCCCCGAGCGAGGGGGACGAGGAGTTCTCGCTGCCGTACATTTCGTACGACCTCTCGGTCGGCGACTGGTCGGGCGGCGAGGTCAACGTCCCAGTCCGCATATGGGACCGCACGGAGTCGGAGGCCAAGATGAACGCGAAGGTGCGCGAGATAGGCGCGTCGATAGGCATGAGCGGCCTCACGGTGCCGTGCGAAGGCGGCATGCTCTGGCTCAAGAAAGGCTCGCCGTGGGCGCAAGCCTCCAGGGCCGAGGAGGGCGTCAAGTGCCGCTACCTCAACATAGACATAGAGTACCTGGTCACTGAATAAGGAGGCCGAAAAAATGAAGTTCACGCAGATTGCGTCCGACGCCTTCCAGAAGCTCCAGCTGAACGCGGGCGTCATCCTCTCGGAGTTCGACCCCGCCGTTGGCGCGCTCGAACGCTCGAAAATCCTCATGGCGACTGGCGGCGGCGTCACGCTCACCGTCACGCCGACGTACATCGACTTCGGCGAGGACATCGACAACGTCCCGACCAACACGAAGGAGCTGAAGCAGCTCGACTACTTCGAGGTAACCATGAGCGGCACGGCCAAAACGATGGATACGGCGCTGGCGAAGTCCTTCATCGCCGCTGCCGACGTCACGCCGTCGAGCGGGCTGGTCAAGCCGCGCTCGACGCTCAGCGTCGACGACTTCGAGGACATCTGGTGGGTGGGCGACTACTCGGACGTGACGACTGGCGATACCGCTGGCTACATCGCGGCGAAGATGGTCAACGCCCTCAGCACTGGAGGCCTCTCCATCAAGTCGAACGATAAGGGCAAGGGCGACTTCGCGTTCACGTATACCGCGCATTACTCGTTAGACAACGTCGAAAACGTCCCGTTCGAGCTGTACATCAAGGACGGGGAGCCGAGCGCCTAGGAAGGGAGGAGGAGCCATGGGGATGGCCGACATCAGGGGTGAGAAGACGTTCGACTTCGTGGCCGACGTCATCGACCCGATTATCAACATAGCGGTCGACGACGAGGCGGCTGCGCTTTTCCGAATCGGCAAGTGCCCAGACGGCGTAGAGCCGAGGAAGCACGTCGCCGAGCACATCCGCAGGACCGCGCCGAAGCTCGTGCGCGGCCACAAGCGCGACCTCGCGGCGATAATGGCGGCGCTCAAGGGGATGGATGCCGATGAATACATGGACGGGCTGACGCCGTCAGTGCTCGTGGCCGACATCCTGGAGCTTGCATCGGACCAGGAGTTCATCGCTTTTTTATCGTAGCGGGCGAGGACCAGCACGCCCCCTGGCTGGCGCTCGGCACCTACGTCGGGCCTCCCAGCGCGGGGGCGTTCGTCTGGTACATGGTCGCCCTCTACAGGCGCGGCATGGCCGAGCGCAGCTTCAGGACGTACGTGACCGACGCCCTCGGCGCCAGCCCGAGGTGGTTCGACGTCGAGTACCCGAGCAGGCGACGCCACGACGAGACAGCCGAGGAGATAGCGGAGCGCGTCATATCGTCGGCTGGTCTGGAGGTGTTAGATGAGACTGCTTGACATGGACGTCAGCATCGGCATGCAGGACAACGTATCGAGCAAGCTGGAGGCGCTGTCGACGTCCGCAATCGCCAAGGGCAACCTGATAGCCAACGCCCTGACCGCCGCGTTCTCCGCCGTCGGGCAGGCGGCGGGCGCGCTTATCGACTTCGGGCAGAAGTCCCTCGACGCGTACGCGAACTACGAGCAGCTGGTCGGAGGCGTGGAGACCCTTTTCCAGGACTCCTCCGACCAGGTGCTCCAGTACGCCGACAGGGCGTTCGCGAACGCTGGCATATCCGCCAACAAGTACCTCGAACTCGCCACGTCGTTCGCGGCGTCGCTCGTGAGCAGCGTGTCGCAGGGTACCAGCGCTTCCGTGCAGCAGGGCACCGAGGAGCTTGAGGCCGAACTCGACAACCAGGTGACCGCCGTGCAGGACTCGCAGTCGGCGGAACTCGACGCCGTCAGCAACGGCTTCGAGGCCCAGAACACCGCCCTCCAGCGCGCCATGGACGCGCAGTACAAGACGCTCCAGCGGTCCCTCGACGCCCAGTACAAGGCGAAGGAGAAGTCCATCAGGGACGGCGCGAAAGCGCTCCAGAAGGCGCTCGACGACGAGTACGACGCGCGCAAGAAGGCGTTCGACAAGGCGTACAAGGCGCTCCAGCGCACGCTGGACGACGAGTACGACGCCCGCAAGAAATCGCTCGACAAGGCGAAGGAAGCCTACAAGGACTCGCTCGACGACGAGTACGACGAGGCCAAGAAGGCGGCGGACAAGAAGCTCGACGCTCTCAAGAAGGCCAACGACAAGGAAGTCGACGACTTCCGCAAGGCGTCAGAGAAGCGCATCAAGCAAACCAAGGCCGAGTACGACGCCAGGATAAAGGCCATAGACGACGAGGCCAAGGCGCGCGCGAGGGCAATCGACGACCAGATAGACGCCCTCGACGCCGAGCAGGAGGCCGAGGAGCGCGCCGAGAAGGAGCGCGAGAACGGCAAGAAGGCAGAGGAGCTGCGCGACAGGGCGCAGAACGGCAAGACGGCGAAGGAGCGCAGGGAGGCACAGGAGGAGCTGAACGAACTCCTCGCCGACATCGAGGCGGACAAGCGCAAGGAGGAGCGGCAGGCGCGCAAGGACGCCCTCCGCGATGAGAAGGAGGACGTCAAGGAGCGGGCCGACGAGCGCAAGGAGGAGCTGAAGTCCGAGCGCGACCAGGCGGTCGACGCGGCCAAGGAGGCATCCGACGCGAAGCTCGCGGCGATGAAGGAGGCCAACGACGCCGAAGAGGCCCAGCTGAAGGAGTCGCTGGACAGGCAGCTCAAGTCCGTCAAGGAGAGCAACGAGGAGAAGCTGCGGGAGTTCTCGGATTCCCAGGACGAGGAGCTGAAGAAGCTCAAGCAATCGCAGCAGGACCAGCTGGAAGCCTACAAGGACGCGCAGGACGAGGAGCTGAAGAAGCTCAAGGAGACCAACACATCCAAGATTGACGCGTACAACGAGCAGGGCCAGAAGGAGCTGAACTCGCTCAAGGAGTCGCAGCAGGACCAGCTGGAGGCGTACAAGCAATCGCAGCAGGACAGGATGACGGCGCAGAGGAACGCGCAGCAGAGCCAGCTGAAGTCGATGCAGGCCGCGCACAAGGCGCAGCTCGCGGAGGTCAAGAAGAGCGTCAAGGAGCAGAAGAAGGCGCTTGGAGAGGTCGGGGCCAACGAGTTCGCGTCCGCCACGTCTGGCGACTACGCCAAGGCTGCGGAACTCGCGAACACGGCAATCATCGACATGGCCGACAACGCCAACAAGATGGGCACCAACATGGAGGACGTCGAGAACGCCTACAGGGGCTTCTCGAAGCAGAACTTCACCATGCTGGACAACCTGAAGCTCGGGTTCGGAGGCACGAAGTCCGAGGCCGAACGGCTCGTCGAGAGGGCCGAGGCGATTGAGAAGGCCAACGGCCACATGGTCGACTACTCCGTAGACAGCTTCGCGGACATGGTCGAGGCAATCCACGTCGTGCAGCAGGAGATGTACATCTCGGGCATGTCGGCGGACGAGGCCGCGCAGGCGGTGCAGAACGGCTCGCTGACGTGGGACGAGGCGTACAAGCTGATGGGTACGACGGCCAAGGAGGGTTCGACGACCATCCAGGGTTCGATTATGGCGGTCAGCGCCGCATGGGAGGACTGGCTGGTGGCGCTGGCAGACCCAGAGCAGCAGACGAACCTGGAGGAGCGCACGAACAACCTGGTCGACACGTTCGTGACCGCAGCGGGCAACATCGTGCCGAAGGTCGGGGCCATACTCGGCAACATAGCCAAGGTGGTCGCCGAGCAGGGGCCGCAGGTGTTCTCGGAATTGAGCGAGGCGTTCCTAAACGCCCTCCCAGAAGACGTGAGGGAGGACTTCAAGGGCTTCTTCGACCAGCTCTCCGAGCTGTGGACGCTCGTCACCGAGTCCGTCATCCCAGCCGTCATAGACGGCGCGAAGCAGGCCAAGGAGCTGCACGACAAGTTGAAGCCGCTCCGAGACATAGGCGAGGCGATTTCCAAGCTCTACGAGGACAACCTCAAGGTGCAGGTGGAGGCGGTGGGCAACGCGTTCTCCGCAGCGGCTGGAGCCGTCGGCGGCGCGCTCAACGCGTTCGGCGACTTCGTCCAGGGCCTCGGCATCACAGAGAACGACATCGACAACGCGGTCGGCAGCATAGAGGGCATCTTCCTCGCCATGGAGAACCCAGTCGAGACGATGATTAACAACATCGTCGGGTTCTTCGGCAGCTTGCCGAGCGACATACCGAAGGCGCTCGGGGACAACCTGGACACGCTCCTGAACGGTGCTGGCAACGACGTGGTCCAGGGATTCATAGACGGAATCACGGGCGCTCCGAGCAGCATAGCGAACGCGCTGTGGGACCGCATCGGCGGCGGCATCGACACCGTCAAGTCCTGGCTCGGAATCGCGTCTCCGTCCAAGCTGTTCAAGGAGCTGGGCGGCTACACCATGCAGGGCTTCGCAATCGGCATCGAGGACGAGGCCAAGGGGCCAGAGGACGCGATGCGCAAAGCTGCGGAGAAGGTCTACGGCGCGGCTGACGGCGAGGTCTCGTTCTCAAGCGCGGCGGCGCATGGCGACGCAGCGGCCAGGAGCCGCCAGGACGGGGGCGTGAGCGTCAACGTCGACGTGGGCCAGCTCGTCGTGCGCGAGGAGGCCGACATAGACCGCATCGCCGACAGGCTGTACAAGAAAATCAAGAGAGAGCAGGAGGCTGGCGGATGGAGCACGTCGTTTACGATGGCGTAGACCTCGCCGACCACTTCACCGTGGTGGGCGTCAGGCGGCAGCTGCCAGTGCCGACGCCGAACCTGGAGCTTGTTCCTGGGGGTGGCAGGTACAACGTAAGGTCGGTCGACATAGTCCCGCCCCAGATAACGTTCAGGCTCATGGCAATCGAGTCGAGCAGGGACCGCAGGCGCGAAGACCAGCGCCTCCTCTCGTCCCTGCTCGTGCGCGACAGGGTCGTCGACGTGGAGTTCGGAGACGACGACGGGCTTCGCTACAGGGCGGTCCCGACTGGCGAGCTTGCGCTGCGCGAGTTCGTCGGCAGCGGCTCGGTCGACGTGACCCTACAGGCCGTCGAGGCGGCTATGAGGGGCGAGCGCAGGACGGTGCAGTCGTCTGGAGGCTCGGCCACCCTGAACATCGGCGGCAGCTACCCGACGGCGCTGGTAATCAAAGCGACCTCGGCAAAGAGGGCGTCGTCCTCGGAGCCGACCGTCGCGTACAAGCTCGACGGCGGAGCGGCGTGCAGGCTTGAGCTTGTCGACTCGCTGGCTCACTCAATCGAGATAGACGCTGACGGGCGCAGGGCAACGGTTGACGGCGAGACGGCGATGATTACGCTTCAAAGCCCGTGGCTGGAGGCCGAGCCTGGCGTGCACGTTCTGTCGCTCGCCGACGGCTCTGGGGCGTTCTCCGTGTCGTGGGAGGAGCGGTGGCTATGAGGCGCATCCTAGCCTTCGATTCGCGCGACGCGTTCCTGTTCGAGCTTGACCCGTCGCAGGTAACGGCTGCGGTCAGGACCGTCGAGCTGAACGGCGCGCACGCGCTGGACATATCGACGGCCCAGGCGCTCCCGCTGTCCACGCGCCTGCTGCTGTCAGACGGCATGGGCGGATGGGAGGAGTACGTGGTGTCTGGCGGCGACGAGGACCACGACTCGGGCCTGTGCGCCGTCGGCAGCTACCACGCCGTGTGGTCGTGCCAGTACGACCTCCGCACCGTCAACGCCGACGATGTCGAGGTGGGCGGGGATAGCGACGTTGGGTGCGCCGACGCGATGGCGCTCGCGCTCGACGGCACCTCCCGCTGGAGGGTCGGCACCGTCGACGCTCCAGGAGCCTCCACGTTCCTGTTCGAGTCGAAGTCGGCGTGGGAGCGCGTGCAGATGGTGGCCGAGCAGTACGGCGGCGAGATTGCCCAGCGGGTCGTCGTCGGGCGCTCTGGCGTGACCGAGCGGTACGTCGACATGCGCGCCAGAATCGGTTCCGTGCGCGTCACGCGGCGCTTCGAGTGGAAGCGCGACCTGACCCGCATCGTCCGCAGGGTGCCAGAGCAGCCTCTGTGCTGCCGCATAATCCCAGTCGGCTCGTCAGCCGACGTGACCATATACGACGTCAACACCTCCTACAGGCACTACGACTCGAACGGCGGGTTCGTCACCGACCAGGTGCCGTTCGTGGAGGACCAGGAGGCGGCGCTGGTCTACAGGATGCCAGACGGGCAGGGTGGATGGGAGTACCCGACCAGGCGCGTTAAGTTCGACATCGACGACGACCGCGAGCTTCTGGCGTACGCGCTCGAGCACGTCTCCGATTACACGCGGCCAACCCCCACGTACGAGGCCGACGTGCTCCAGTACGCTGCGGCTGGCATGGACTGGACGGGCGTGGCCCTAGGAGACCCCGTGCACGTCGTGGACGAGGGCTTCAACCCAGACGTGCCGCTGCGGATAGAGGCCCGCGTGGTGGCGATGACCGAGAACCTGCTGGACCCGACCGACGTGCAGCTCAAGGTCGGCGACATCTCCGAGGGGCTTTCCTCGACGCTCAGGATGCTCGACGGGGCAATCGCTGGGGTCAGCAGGAGGGTTTCCGACGTGTTCGGCGGCGGCTCTGGCACGGCGCGCTACATCGAGTGGGTCACCGAGCAGCTGAACAGCTACATCAACGCGCTGGGCGGCTACAGCTACATCGTTCCAGGCGACGGCATCATCACCTACAGCGTGCCAGTTACCGACCCCTCGGTTGGCGACGAGGCTAAGCAGGTCATCAGGAACGGCGGGCAGGCGTCGGTCACGTGGATTGGCGGCGGCGGCATCAAGATTGCCAACTCGCTCGACTCTCGGGGCAACTGGGAGTGGAAGACGCTCATCGTGGCTGGCAAGATTGCCACGGAGCTGCTGACGGCGAACAACATCATCACGGGCAAAATCCAAGACGCCCGAGAGAGAATCACGCCAGGGACAGGTAGCTTCTGGGATTTGGATTCAGGCCAGTTCGTCAACCGTAGCAGCAACGTCGAGACGGTCATCGGGAACACGGGCCAGGTAAGCGGGTCATCGCTCTGGAAGAGACTGGCGAGCAGCGTTTCGAGCAAGGTAACCGACGGCTACGGTTTCGAAGTCAGGAGAGTTGGCTGGATTGGCATATACCCGTCGCTCAATGACGACCTCGGTTCGAGCGGATACCATTGGGGGTCGATTATCGGGAGCGGACGACTTGTAATCGCCGCACTGGGAAACAACACGACGAAGTACCCGTTCATGAAGCTCGGGACCAACTACGTGGACATCGGAATCGGCGAGCTCGCAAACTCGCCGATTGCTTCGAGCAGCGTGTTCACCGCGTACGATTCCGAGGTGAGAATCAGACCGCCAGTATCGACGTCGTCGCTTAGCACTTTCGGGATTGTCGTGGGGTCTAGCAGCACGACAATCGGCGGCGACACCCAAATCAACGGGAGCCTGCTGCTGCGCAAGCTAGCTTCAAACGCCCAAGCCAAGGGCAACCTGACCGTCCAGGGCGACCTGACCGTATCGGGCACGAAGCCCCGACTGGTGGAGACGGAAAGCTACAACGACCGCCTCCTGTACGCCTACGAGACGCCAGCGCCGTACTTCGGCGACATAGGGACCGCCAGGACCGACCCAGACGGATTCTGCATCGTATCGGTGGATGACGTGTTCCGCGAGACGGTGCGCACGGACATGGGCTACCAGGTGTTCCTGCAAGCCTGCGGCGATGGTGCGCTGTGGGTTGCGGAGAAGCGCGCCGACTGCTTCATCGTGCAGGGCGCGCCGAACCTCGCCTTCGACTGGGAGGTCAAGGCGCACCAGCGCGACTACGAGCTGACCCGCACCGAGTGCAAGTCGCGCGACGACATGGCCGAGCAGGAGATGTACGAGGCGGAATCGGCATCGCCCACGTTCGACACGTACGGCGACTATGTGACCGAGATGGAAGAATTGTACGCATCCGAGATTCAGGAGGAAGCATGAAACAGCTATCCAGCTTCATGGCGCTGTCGGTGAACGGCGGCGACCGAATCAGCTACACGTACGACGAGGTCGACGAGTCAACTGGCGACCTCGCCTCGACCAACAACAAGGAATCCTTCTTCGTCGTCGACGACGCGCTCAGGAAGCACGTCGAGGCCATCCGCAAGCACATCCGCGAGAACAAGCTCGCATAGGAGGAGACATGGGCATCCAGACCCAGGAGATAACGCTGGACGTGGCGAAGCGGGCCTCCACCGAGACGGTCTACCTCGGGCAGGGGGACGCCAACGGCACCACGCTCAGGGTCAACGTGACGGACGGCGGCGCGCCCTACAGCATGACTGGCAAGGGCGCGCGCCTGTGCATCCAGCTCCCGCACAGGGGCGGCAGCTACGAGGTGGACGGCACCGTGAGCGGCAACGTCGCGACCTTCGACATCGACGAGACGAGGGCGGCGGCTGTGAGCGGTCGCTCGGACATACTCTTCGTGCAGGTGCTCTCTGGCACCACGGTCATCTGCTCGACGGCCCGCGCCAAGGTTGTCGTGCGCCCGTCGCACTCCGACGGCGTGCCGCCAGCCAAGGCGTGGGACAACGGCGTCGAGGCGTTCCTGGCGCAGGCGCGGACCGACCTCGACGAGGCCATCGTGGAGGCTGCTGAGACGGCTGCAGAGCACCAGGCACCCGCAATCGCGGCCAAGGTGCCGTGGCCGCTGCAATCGGGCGGCAGCGGGGCCGAAACGGGCGCTGACGGGCAATTGCTCATGAGCAACGGCGACGGCACGACGCGCTGGGGCGTCGCTGACACCGCGCAGATAGCGGACGGGGCCGTGACGCCCGACAAGCTCTCGGGGGGGTCTGTCCTAGCTATCGCCCAAGTCGACGCTCTTTTGTAG